CTTGATATTCCTATCCAGGAATTTGAAGGCTATCTTGATTACACTGAGTTGACTCGTCCTCAAAAGAATGAGTTTGTTCCAACACAGCGTATCAAGAGTGTACTTGCAGATCTTGAGACACATGTTCCTCATTTTGATTATGGAGAAAATCAACAATTTCTTGGGAATGTGCGCAAAGAACTTTCCTCTCGTTTTCCAAAGAAATCCAAGATCATACCATCCCCTTGGCATGGTCGATTCTCTGATCCGTTCAAGCTTCCAGCTTTGTTGCACAATGACAAGGCAAAGGGCTTGTTTCCTTTACAACAGGGTTTGACTAAGGTCAATAACCCGTATCCTGCCACGCCTATTGATAAGGATTTGTTGAAGGAAGCTACTGTCCATACCTTGAATTCTATTCCATGTCCATTTCCCCCAAGACTTTTGTCGTGGGATGAGGTAATTCATGGTGTTGAGACTTGGCCTTTTACGAGAGGCCTTCACATGAATACCGCTGAAGGTTTTACTGTTGAACCCAAGCACGGGCAGACGGCAAAGAAACGTTCATTTATCCCGAATCCCAACCTTGTAGATCGTTGGCTTATGACGGAAGAACTTTCTTTACGTCTCTCTGTGAGGGAGAAACAGTACGAAGACATGAATTTTGGAAATTCTATTTGGATTACTCATTTGAAAGATGAGTTGCGTCCAGCTGAAAAGGTTGAACAAGGTAAAACCCGGCTTTATGAAGGTGGAGAACTTGAACATCTTATGATAGGGCGGAGATATTTGGGAGCTTTTCTCGAGTGTGTTGCCCTTTCTCGACAACAATGTGGAGTTGCTGCTGGAATTAACCCACATTCTATTGATTGGAGGAATCTTTACAAGAAACATGCTGATATGAATGAAGCAGGAGTTCCTGGTTCTGGAGACTTGGATGCATCAAATTATGATTGGAGTCATGATCCTGAAGTTCAAGCTGCTGTTCGTTGGATGATTCATGCTTGGTATCTGCGCTGGGAAGCCTATTATGGGCTCCCTCATTCTGAATATGCTTGGAAGATGCGAG